TATGTCTGAAGTTTAACATCATCTGACCAGCGATATATATCATCTAGCGATGCACCAGAGAATCTATTAGTAATTAGTTTTCTACTAGACTCTTTTAACCCAGCAACAATAGCCATTGGCCCAGTTGTGGTAAGAATACGCATGATTCCCTCTGATACGTTACGTACAGGGTAGCCAAGGCGAGCAAGAACCTCAAACTTAATTAAGGAATCTAGACCATCAATAAGGTCTGTTGCTCCAGCCTTACCTTTATAGTATACACCAGCAGCATCTGAGCGACGTGCTCTAGATAAACGGTTTAAAGCGTTATACATAGTGTCAATATCAAGAACTGGCAACTGCTTTACTAGTTGAGTCTCGTTCAATGGTAAAGGAATAATGTATTTTAAGTCTTCAGAACCAAGAATAGGTGTAGCCTTTGAGCCTACTGGTACAACTCTTCCATCTGGTAGAGTTTTTGTAGCACCAGTGTATGCTCTTTCACGAATAATGTTGTGTGCTTTAGCACGTCCACCTGAAAATAAAGACCACGCCTGACGGATATCACTTTCATCAAATCCGAATTGCTTGGCAACTGTATCAAATAATTCTTGTTCAATCTTTTGGAAAGCATTGGCACGCTCTGCTGCATTCGTAGCAGCAACATACTCGTTAAACAATGTATCTTTACGCTGAACTGTAAACGAAGCCTTCTTTAAATCATCTTCTAGACCTTTAATCTGAGTCTTAAGTGATTTAACTTCTGTAGGAGCAAGGGTTTGTGTATTAAGTCTATTTTTAAGAGATGTAATCTGTGTAGTATAGGCCTGCTCTTGCTTTTTTGCCACACCACGAACACGACTCAATAGGTTATCTACGGTTTGAACCGACTGATTATCAGTAAAATCAATCCAACCTCTAGGACGCTTGTAAAAAAATCCAGTAAGAACGCGAACAGGAGCACTTGCTGCACCCGCTCTTATGTCAGAAAACTTTAAACTACCACTAAGTAGTTGACCTCTTTGGTCAATTACGTTTTGACTTCCAGAAAAATACTGTCTAACCTTAGAAATATTATCAAATTGTGGAACTTTTGTAGGGTCTAGGATAGCCTCAGCATTTAATTTTTGAGTTAACTCTGCTAGTTCATCTCCATAGAGTGCTGCATTCTCAATGGCTTTTTCTAAATCAGGCCCCTTGTTTACTAGGTCAAATGTAAGTTGACCAGTTGCCTTGTCTAGTCCAGCACCAAAGTACTTGGCATCGGTAATTTCATCTTCAAGGTTAGCAATCTTTGTAGCAAGGGTACGATTAGTGTCCATTAATCTTTTTGCTGCACCAGCATCGCCCATAGCCATCTTAACAATATCTGCTTTAGCAGCATGACGAAGTGCTGTATCTTCAATCTTGTTTGCATCTGCCATAATATCAGCAAATGATGCAGGATTTGCAGACTCACGGATAGCCTTTACTCTGAATAAATCAGCAGCATCCATACCATCTGTTTTAGTAATAAAATCATTAAAGGTTGCTTTTACCTTATTGGCTTTAAATCCAGTCTTCTCCCCAGCCAAGATAGCATTAAGGTCATTTAAGCCTTTAACACCGTAGGTAATACCTTTGTAAACCTTAATTGCTTTACCAACTATAATTGTTGGGTCTAGAACAAATCGGGCTACTACATCTGTACCAAATGATGTAAAGCGTCCAACGTTCTGTTCGCGGAATGCTTCTTCTCTTTGTTGTTTACTAAAGATATCAAAGTCATTGGCTGCAAATAATATGTGCTCTTGTAAAAACTTATCAGCACCTGAAAGTTTTCCAAAACTTACTGTCTTTACTAAGCCGCTAAAAGCATCTTCAAAAGTATCTAATGGTCTTCCAACTAATGTACGCATAATAGAGCGACCAGCAGAGATATCTCTTGATTGGTCCCAGGCAGACTTAACATCGCCTAGTGAAAAGTCGCCATCCCAAATAGGATTATTCTTTTCTGGTAGTGTCAAACCAAATGATACTGCCTGTGTTGTAAAGTTGTAAGCCTTCTCAACTTTTTCAAATGCTCTAGAAAAAAATCCTTGTTCTTGAGGCTGTGGTGTTGCAGCAGGAGGTGTACCTGGTTTTTTAAGATACCTATTAAAGGCATTGATAGCCTCTGCTCTATCCTTTGCTGGTATGGATTTACCCATATCCATTGGCAAAGAGTTAACCTCGTTAACATTCCAGCCAGCATAGTAACTGTTGAATGAACCCATTGTATCAAAGGCAGAAGGATTCTTTGACTTCTGCATATCTTGATATGCTTTTTGTGCCGCTTCTCTATCACTCATAGAAGATTAGCCCTTAGAATTCTCACATAATTACGGAATGCTTGTGATGAATTTGGGCTTTGTGCGGCTGCCTCCAGTGCTGGTAGATAAGATAATAGTCTTTGTTTCTCAACATCATTGTCTTGTTCTTGTGGCATTGTCAAAGCCTCCATGCCTGCACCAGCACCCATTGCTGCTCCATCAGTTACTGGAACATCTGGCATTGTTGATGGCTCAGATAATGGCACAGGGGCAGGAAAAGAATCAATAGGATTCATAATTGGCGCTGGTCTACCCGCAGCCATAGGTGCTGCTTGTTGTTGCGCCATCATTGCTTGTCCTTGTCCGTAAGGCAAACCTGAATAATATTTAGCACCTTGTGTACCAGATTGTCCTGCTCCACCAGTTGCAGAAACGTTGGCAGGATTATTTTGTGGTGCCGTTGGACGAGGTCCTCCGCGATTTTCAGCCATTGTTCCTCCTACTTAGAATATTGTATTTTAGTTATAATTGGACCACTTGAGTATATATCCCAGTTGGTTGCTATTTCAATTGACTTTCTGATAATTTTTTCTGCTTTATAAGCATCATCAGCGCTGCGTACTCTATAAGCCTCCATAGCACCAAGGGCAATATCGCTACCAGAACCAGAATAATAAACGCCACGAACATCACGGTCCCAACTGTAATCCTCAAAAATAGGATAAAGTATACCGCGAATGCCAATAATAAATTGCGAATCGTGCGAAGCATGGTCCCCATCTTCTTTCATATCGTAACCTGCATCTATGAATAATTTTCTCATAGATGGTATAAATCTTTTAGTCATGAAGACATCTAAGTCTTCACTTAGTTTAGGTCTAGGTGGTTTCCATCCGAACTGTAATAAGTTTGAACCTCTACCAGAACCAGAACCTGCAATCAACACTCCATTGTTTTCAATAATCTTGTGTGTTGCCATTTCAATTGGACGACCAGATTCATCAGATGAACGTGAATCGCTTCCGATAACACACCATCCGTCGCCTTGTATAGCAGCAAGTGTTGTCATGATGTCCCCTTCTGCTGCTATCGTCTACGAATTGTTCTTACACTTGCGTTTGCTGCTCCACCTGAAGTTAAACTAGATAGTAAACTTTGAACGTCTGGTACTCCTTGTTCTTCAACTGGAGGTAGACCTCCTACTGGCGCAGCGGGAGCAGGGGACGGTTGCTCAACCATTGGAGCACCAGCAGGAGGAACTTGTTCTTTAGGCGCAAAGGTTTGTTCTATTGCGTCTTCGATGCTCTGTCCCTTTTGTCGTGACTTAATAACGTTAGCAATCTTTGTAACAATCTCAGAAGGGTCTTGTCCTTGAGTGGCCATTTGCGGAATGGCTTGGGTGTATGCTTGAAGTGAAGAGATAAGAGCATTACGCATATCTTCAATTTCAATTTTCTCTTGCTCTTGGCTAACATTAACATTGAATGGTAACTCTCTCATTGCCATATCCTTGGAGATTAACTTGCCTCCAAGAGCCTGTAACATAAATATTAATCCTTGTGCTGGATTCAAACCAGCAAGCATACCGTAACGAACATCAGCGGAGTAATCTCCCTTGATATCTTTACTTGGCTTGTACTCTAATGCGTAAGGTGAGCCTGCATCTACGCCACGAATTGTCTTTTGAATGTCAAATATAGATTCATCAATCTCAAAGCAAAGACCAATTACATCTCTAAGTGTTGACGCAAATATTGCTTGGGCTGACTTAACTTGAGTATCGAATGCTCCCATGAGAGCCTGGACGCCTTGGCCTGTGACAATAGACGCATTGACGTTACCTGTTCGTCCCTCTGGATAACGAGC